CAAAACCGTTGTCAACAAGGCCGCAACACGTCAGGACTGGGTAGCACTAAGCGCCCAGCTATCACCTGTCGAGATGGTCAGCGATGACATTATCAACCACCTCGTAGGTCACGGCTGGCCTATCTGCTGTGCTGACCTCCACGTCGATCAGAAGACAGGATTTGCCAAGCGTAACGGCGATGCTTTCAAGTCTGCACAGATTGTAGGCGTCGACGTAGACAATGGCAAGCATAGCTTCGACGACATCGAGGCAGATCCCTATTTCCGCAAGTACGCTTCCTTCGCATACACGACAGCCTCGCACACTGCAGAGAACCCACGTTATAGGGTTATGTTCATAACTGAAGAGCCCATACGCAACGCCAAAGACTACAAGGCCATTACTACCGCCCTGGCTGAACGCTTCGGAGGCGACACCAACGCACGCGATGCAGTACGCATCTGGTTTGGTGCTAAGAACGCACAGATCCACGTCTGGGGCAACATCCTGACCATGGATCAGATAGCTGACATGACCGACGGCCATGAGGAGGCGCGGGATCTGGAGATAGCTTTTAACGCCTTCGGTGGTACCAAGCCTAACGTCGATCAGATCAGGGCCATGCTACGTGTCATACCTAAGCAGCAGGATCATATCCAGTGGAAGAAAGTAGTCGCTGCCGTGGCACACGCCCTCGGGGACGATAAGATGGCAGCACAGCTCCTCGAGGAGTGGTCACCGATGTCTGGGGGCCTGACGTATGCCGATGTTCTCAAGAATAAGCTCACACGGGTCACCACGGCGACGTTGTACTATTACGCCAAGCTACATGGGTATGAGGTTCCCAAGGACATTATCAAACTTGAGACGAAAGACCCGACCGAGATCCTCGACAAGGTTGAATCGTACCTCTCCAGTGGTTACGAGTTCCGCAAGAACGTGATCACAGGCAAAATCGAGCTCAGGGGCGACAATGACGTAAAATTTGAAGCCCTGACGGACTATTGGGTGCACTCACAGCTAAGGAAGATGCGGAAGATAGGCATCAAGATCACCAAAGAGCGCATGAACGAAGTTCTCGATAGTGATTTCGTACCTAAGCATGATCCAATCAAATCCTATTTCGAAGGTTTGGACGAATGGAAAGCAGGCGATCGCAATTTTATCCGTGATTATGTGCAGTTACTGCCACACGATGCTGACATCGACGATGGTAAGCACAACTCGGCCGAAGTACAGCATGCGATATTTGAAATGATAATCGAGAAGTGGCTTATCGGGGCTGTGGCCGGTGCTTTGGATCACAAACCGAACCACATCATGCTAATTCTGCAGGGAGGGCAGGGGATAGGCAAGACGACCTACCTACGGCACCTATGCCCTGTGGAACTTCGGCAAGACTATTACCATGAGGGCAGCATCTCCGATGACAAGGACGTCAAACTGATCATTGCCAGGTCTTTCATGGTCGTAGATGACGAATTGGAGTCTATGACCAAAAAACAGCACGAATCTATCAAGGCCATCATCACGTCCGACACCATGCGCCTGCGGTCCCCATACGATAAGTATGAGACCACGTACGCCAGAAGATGCTCCTTTGCCGGATCTGTTAACAGGCGAACCTTTTTGAACGACGAGACGGGATCACGGCGCTTTCCTGTTATACCGGTAGGGGGTAACATCGACATTACCTCAATCCGCCAGTTTGACATCGACGGTCTGTGGTCGCAGGCTGTGGCCTACTATCGTGAGGGCAAGCGTTACTGGTTTGATGATCGTGAGATCAGCAAGATCAACGACTGGAATAAGCACTTTGAGGTGTTGACGCAGTACGACGACCTCGTGGCAAAGTACATAACCCACAAGCCGGAGGGCTCGGGGGCTCACGTGCCGTTCCTGACCACATCTGAGGTTGCATCACAGCTGGCGAACCGCGTCTACGACGAAGAGAAAATCTCCCTGCAAATCAATGATAAGTTCATTTACGGGCTTGGAAGGGCATTAGCCAAGGCCAACATACCCCGCATAGCTAAAAAGACCACCACGGGCACGCGAAGGGGCTACAACGTGATTATAGGCACGAAGTCCTCAGCAAATTCGCAGTTTACTGTGGATGAGGAAGGGGAGTTTTAATGCTATTCACACGTGACGAATTGGTAGAGATGGGACTTCTTAGTCCAGTTGCCACACCTAAGTTGCCGGATTGCCAGAAGGTTGTCAGTTCGGACGAACAGGTGGCAACCGACCTAACCCCTTTATTTATATATATATACTTCTCTAGGTTGCTAGGTTGTAAGAATATATTAGAAGTAGAAGGAGAAATAAATGAAAAGTATAGAGTGAAAACTATAGTTTCACCCTGCAACCTAGCAACCGAGGGGATGCTGGATTTTCTCGTAAGTCAATGGTATCGTTACAGTTGCGACGATTTGGCATCGGTTGCTACGTCAGGTGGCACCTTGCAACCTGAAAACATAGATGCTGTCGTCGAGGCAACCCGAGGTACGTATTTACACGACGTGCTGGCTCAGGATTGGGAGTATTTCAAGCGGTATAAACAGCCCCCAGGCGACGCGTGGAATGGCGTCCTACCTGATGACGGCCCCGATCTATCCCAGTTCAACGCTACCGAGGCCAGACTTATTTCACGCCATGAGATGCTGGAGTCGGCTGTGGTCGAACGGCAAAGAGTCAAGGCAGGAAAGACTATGCTGTCCCTGATGTATGAGCATAACGTCGACGACTATACATGGTTTGAAGGTACCGACGGGCTGTGGCACTGTTACAATCACCAAGGGATGGAATGAGAGAGATAGACGATCTGGACTGGGACGCAAGCGAGCATAGGCTGCTGGATGAGCTGAAGGCTGCTAAGCGTGCCAAGGCTGCCAAGAAAGCATCGGGTGTTATACCCGAACGGGTAGTGCAGAAGGCGATCGCTGACCAACTGTGCCTTCTCGGGTATATGGTTGTCCGTGTTAACAGCAGCACACAACAGCTGGAACATGGCACACGGCTTTCCTCGTACCGCGTGGTCAACATCAACGCCACATCAGGCCATGCCGACCTGGCTGTATATCGTGACGGCAGAGCGTGGATGTTAGAAGTTAAGGCTGCCAAGGGTCGGATCTCGGAAACGCAAAACAGGTTCTCGGACTGCTGCCTGCGCTATGGCGTACCCTATGGGATCGTCAGATCTGTCGACGATGCCATCGAGTTCGTCAAAAAGAATTAGGGGTTTTTATGTTATACGAGTTGATCTTATCCGACGTATGCACACTGTGCGGTGTCACACTCGAGGATGCCTACAGTCCCACACGACGTGCTGATGTAGTCAGGGCGCGTTCTATCACGTGGTATATCCTGAGTAAACACTACGGGTGGACGCTGACGTCGATTGCCAAGCACAGCCAAAAGCACCATGCAACGGTCTTGCACGGCATCGCCAGCATCGAGGACGCATATCTGATGTACAGCGACGTGAGGTCTGTGGTGACTGACATACAGCAGATCAACTATGCCAGCCTCATGAGGGGCTTGTGATTTGTGGATAAGTGGCCAAGTATTAAGTATAACTTAATAGCTGAATGAACCTAACACCTTCACAAGAGGCCGAACTAAAACGTCGTGCACGCGCCATGATGGGGTGGACTGCCCTATCACGGTGGTGCTCGGTTCTGTTGAACCGTGACGTGCCGGTAAGTGAGTTGAAGGCTGACTATGCGCTCATGATAGAGAACGAACGCAATGACGTCAGGTTCCAGCTAGCACAGACCCAGATCGATAAGGCCCTGTCAGGTGATAACACGATGCTGATCTGGCTGGGCAAACAACACCTGGCACAGACTGACAAGGCCGCAACGGAGGTATCAGGCAAGACGGACATCAGGATAGTGCTGGCCCCAACACATGAAGAACCCAAGCACATCGAGGATGCCGAGATCATCGCCATAGGCCCGAAGGACGCTTCGTTGTGATTACCATCGACGCCCAATTACACGATGGCCAAAAGCTAATCTTCCGTAACCGGAGGCGGTTTAACACGGTCGCCTGCGGTCGTCGGTTTGGCAAAACGGTTATGGCGGAAGCCCTGCTTATCGAATCGGCTATTATGGGGCGCCCTGCGGCTTACTTCGCCCCCACGTACAAGATGCTATCCGATGTTTGGAAGGCACTCAAGACAACGCTGCATCCTATCATAACGGGTGTAAGTGAACAGGAGAAGCGGCTGACTATTGAGACGGGTGGTATCATCGACTGCTGGTCATTAGACGCCTTCGACAGCGTGCGGGGCCGTAAGTATGCCCGTGTCGTCTGTGATGAGGTGGCGATGGTTAGGAACTTCATGGACGCATGGAATGAGGCGATCCGGCCGACGTTGACGGATTACAAGGGGGACGGGTATTTCTTCTCGACACCCAAGGGACGCAACGACTTCCACGCTATGTACGAACGTGCCAGGCTGGACGAGACCTATGCATCATTCCGTATGCCTACGAGCGTAAACCCATACATTGCACAAGATGAGATCAACGCTGCACAACGAGAGCTACCGACGGTCGTGTTTAACCAAGAATACCTCGCTGAGTTTGTAGACGTTCAGGGTGCTCTGGTTAAACGTGAGATGATCACGTACGTCAACAGCGACCAGGTGCCTAGAGATCTGAAGATTGGGATGGGCGTTGACCTTGCTATCTCCAAATCCGATACGGCTGACTAC